CCGCCGCACTCTTGACACTGGTAACGCTGATAGTCCTGCGTGTTAGTCCGGGCTGTCCCTCTCTTCTGCAAGTTAGAGGAGCCACACTTAGGACAGGTTGGGTCTTCATTTAAATGGAAGACTCCGACGTTGGGGTGCTGCCGCATGTAAGGACGCATCCGCAGGTAAACCTCCTCCGTGACATAAACATCTTGAATGTTATACTTCTTCATCTCATTCCAAGCTTTGATGTTGCCAGCTTCACAACCCAACCACAACTCATGCCCCGGGAACTCCTTGTGGGAGCTCTTCTGGGCAGAGCAGCCGAGCATCTTAGCAACGTGCTCAAGCGTATTGATGGAAAATCCAAATTCTTTTCTTGCTGTGCGGAGAGTGTCAACCTCTTTGTAAGGGGAGGGTGGGCTAAGTGAGTGGACTAAAGAGCGGCCCCTGATTTTGGGCATGTCAAACCCTGTGATGTTGTGACCAACTATCATGTCAGCCTCGTCTAGTAATTCATTCAGGCTACCCAACAGAATGACCTCATCATTCTTACGACAATCCTCGTAGTACATCTTCTTACTGTCAAGAAATTTTCCTGCATAGGAAAGGATAGTGGTGTCCCGTAGCATTTGCTTTGAACTGACGTTCTGTTTATACGCAGCCCATACGTGAGCTAAATTCGGACTTGTCTCAATATCAAGAGTCAGGATTTTCATCGTTCTTTCCAAAGGTTGTTTTAATTACGTTGTTATCAACTATTTCTTCTTTGTGGTTGATGTTCTCATCGGACGCTTCCTTAACCCGCTTCATCACTATCTGTAATTCTTCCATGATCGTAACGGTTCCAAGGTTAAGTAGCCCTTCAAGATGCTCATCGGTGGTGAGAGCAGATTCAATACCTTTATATAGAATATGAGTGGGGTTGTCAATATCTAATTCACTATCAAACGATTTATCTTCCCCAGTAAGTTCTAAGGCTAGCTCCGTACCGTTGTCATCGAAGCGGAAGACAAACCCTGCGTGACCTTCACTGACAAAAAGTACACCCACTACTTGAGCCACTCCGCAGGTATCTGTCCGTTGTCACTCCAGAGGAAACCATGCTTGTCACACCATGCCCCGTAGGTTGTCTTACTTTTCTTGTTCAGCCGGTTACGAGCATTCCCAAACACAAACCGGATGTCGAGCTCTGGATGCTGCTCTTTAATCTTCAGATGTTTAGTTCGATCACTCGACAGGAAGTACCCCTTAACCTCAAGAAAAATCTTCTGCTTCTTCAAGTAAAAGTCTGGGGTGTATGTCTTCATTAGCAGGTAGGATATGCGATTCTCTTCGTAAGTGTACGCCACCTTTTTTTTAATTAGAGAACTGGCAACCTGTCGCTCTAGCCCCGAGCGGAATCCCGCTTTACTCACGAGTTGCTACTTCAGACAAGTGTGTGTTATATTGGTCGGTCTTCTTCTTTAAGAAGTTCTTAATGAATTTGTTCGTTTTGGGACACGCTTTAGCCATGTACTCACCCATAGCAAAGGGAAGAACAACAACCCCTCCGTGGAAGAGTCGCTTCTCAATTGGTTCCCAATCTTCTTGGAATTGTTTGATGTTACCCTCGTAATAGATGTCGGACCAGTACCCTGACTCGTCGTACTTCCCGTGGACCTTCAGCCGCAGCCCTACAGAGTTGTCGTGTCCTGTCAGCTCGTTTACAATACGTTTATCAGCGTCAGCGTACACATACAACACTGCAGGGTTGCTGCGAATGTCTCCTACCCGGATATCTTGTTGGAGTAGAAGAGGCATCACTTATTTACAACAGGGTATTTAAGCTCAGTATACCAAGTTAGCGGTGGGTTATTCGCCTCAGAGGTTGCTTTAGGAGCGAGTATGGCGTCGGGCCAACAGTGTCCCTTGTAACCACAGAATACGCAGTCCTTCCCTAGCACCCTGTTCCCAGTCTCTATCTTCACCTTCCTCTTGGTGTAGGTCTCTTTTTCATCTGGGAGACGTTTGTATTTGCCATCCCTAACCGATTTTATGTTAAGAGCGGCTCGGGTGAGAGCTTCCTTTTCTTCAATACCACCGTCCTTAGGAGTGGTAGTGAAAGCCCACTCTCCGGTAGACTTGTTAATAGCAATCCACCCTGCGAACCGTGTGCCGTTAGCTTTTCCGTAGCTGTGTCCTTGCACAACATAACCGAAGGGATCGTCATTTTTAAGTTTGGTGTACCCTCCGTAAACTCCAAACTTGCTGGAGAATGAGAAGGGAGATGCGGACTTCACATCCCACACCTCCCCATCAATTGTCAGGTCCATGCTACCGTCTAGTTTGGTGTCATAAATCTGCAGAGAAACCTTCTTCTGCTCATCTTTAACAGGAATCCCTGCAGCTTTCATCACACACACTGCAAGAGCTTCCACCATATCACCGAAGATGAACCGCATGAAAGCGTCATACTCTAGCTCTTCTTTGATACCATCCTTAGCGAGATGCTGCTTACAGGGAAGCTGACCTACAGAGGACATCCTTAACCGCCACTCTTGCCGGGGAGCAAATTGCTTGTCGAGAGCAGCCCCACAGTCCTCCATGAACTGTTTACGGAGGTCTGCAGAGATGGTCTCATTCCCATTGAGTGCCGACTTCAAGAATGTTTTTACTCGGGTTAAGAGCATTACGCTGCTGCTTCTTCTAACTCTACAGCGAGGTCAATGTCTTTACCTTCGTTGGTATTCTTGTGGAAGTCCGCCATCACCCGCTGAGTGAACCCGTCGCTGATCTTGTTGAACTCCAACATCGTATCGTACTCTTTTTTACCGAAGTTAGCAGGTCCGTCTGTAGTAGGCTGGTTAGCGTGGTAATAGACGTTCTTACCCTTTGCCACCCGTTCCGGTGTGCCTAGTACTGTCTTGACGTTGTAGAAGTCCTTCTTCTGCTTCTGTAAAATTTTCAGGTAGTTTGCCACAGGCATAAACGACATACCTTTAGTATACCATACAAACGGGACGTTATCACAGGTAGCTTTCTTACCATCCGTTCCAACACCTTTGTTGATAGTAGCGATGCCGTAGAGAATCTGGTTGCACTTAATCGCAGCTTGTGCAACTGCTTCCGGGGATTTCTTAGGAAGGGCTTCTATTTCAACCCTTGAAAGCTTCCCACACTTGTAGCCCCCAGCGGAGTCATAGAATATTTCATTCATGCTGCTGGTATGTACAGTCTGTACGGAGAACTTGTTTTCGTCGTTATCCCACACTGAATAAGAGAAACGCTTAGCTAGTAACTGGACGATAACCTCATCTGCGAAGATGATTTTGTCATCCTGCTCGGGGTCACGGATCATCCACTTACCACGAGGGAGGGCAGTGCCATCCTCAGCTTCTGCGGCGTGGTTAATAGAGAGGCGTGGTAAACCCTCGTTCTGCTCCTGTCCGCCAGCGAGTTTACGAATATCCGCTTCAGACATCTCTTCAAACGGGAGCATACCTTGGTCTTCGTTGGTGGTAACAACTTCTTGGTCTGTCATTATATTTTCCCCTTTCAAAGGAAGGTTTCAGTGTTATCATTATAGAGGCTGCAGAGGATTATGTCAACCCTCTAAATCCAGTTTTTTTATCTTTTCTCATCCGTTTTCTGTTGCCTATCTCACAATCCTGAATTTCCCCACCGGAAGCGAGGGTGAGTTTAATATCATCACCGAGATGGCGCAACATCCGCAGGTCCGCCGCATCACAAGACAGAGCGTGGTCACGGAAATCCCTGCCGTCCTTCTTGTCGGTAAAGTGTACCTCCACTACAGAGGCTTCGCAAGCTATGGCTGATAGACATGCAGCGATACCGGGAGTGTGGTTGCTGTAGCCGACGTAAGAGCCAAACTCTTGCATGTGGCACATCCCCAACGCTATGTGAGTATCCTCAATGGCACAGGGATAAGCTGACACACAATGCATCCATACTACAGACTCTGGATAAGAGGTAAGGTGGCTAGTTGCAAGTATCTCCTCGTAGTTAGCCATCCCGGTAGATACCAACAAGGGTTTCCCTGTAGCTACACAAGCTTCTATGGTTGGCTTGTGAGTCAAATCTGCTGACGCTATCTTAATGGCTGGGAAGTTCTCTCCGAGGAAGGTTGCTTTGTCGTGGGTTATGCAGGAAGCGAACACCTTCCCGGGGTAGTCTTGTCCTATGTTTCGTAAGGTATCATCTGTTAGACGAAATCTCTCAGCTTGTTCAAACCGGGGGTCGTCAGGGTGATAAAGAAGCTCCGTAGTGTAGCTTTGAAACTTCACAGCGTCAGCCCCAGCTTCAAAAGCATCCTCCATCAGACGGTAAGCTTTAGATACGACACCTTCATGGTTACTACCCACCTCCGCTACAAGACAAACCTTCGTGTTTAAATCTCGTCCAAAAAGTTCCATTCTTCATCCTCTATTTTAGTGCTATGTGAATCAAGCTCCCAATATTCAATCTCAGGAACATACTGTCGGCGTTTCCCATCTACAACTTGTTGCTGCAGATTTTTCTCTTGCAAGGCTTTGGCGTAAGGGTTACGCTTCTTTTTGCGAAAGTGTTTGTGGTGTGAATCAAATTTATTCATCTTACCACAAGTATAGGCACTACAAAGAAGATTGTCAACATAAAAATAACTGTTGACAGACCTTAAATATATCGTTATACTATGGTGTAGACATACCACAGGGTTCTTTTTAAGATATATTAATATAAATCTAAATAAAGCCTTTAATAAGGTCTTATTTAAAATCTCATTAAGAGATACCTTAGATAAACCCTAGAATAGCTACACCCCTGTAGCAACTTTTTTTGAGAAAGAACTTGACAACCAATTCTCTTATGGTCATACTAGTAAAATGACAACTGAAACCTTCCTTTGAAAGGAAAAAACATAATGAAAGTATTAAAATTATTGTGGGGTGTGTTTATGTTACAGAACGGCCCCCTTGATTACTGGATATTTTGGGATCGCAAACCCAACCCGTGGTTTAAGCCCTAAAATAGGAGAGGTTAATGACAGCCGAGCTACAGATTCTCAACCTCCTAACTCGAAAGTCCTACTACGAAGAGGTTAAGAATTTCCTCTCGAAAGACATGTTCCCTGATGAATCGGGTATGATCTTCGACACTTTGATGGACGCCCACTCTAAATATGGCGGTGACATCTCCCTAGGGGATGTTGCTGCCCTACACCACGAGCGTTACCCTGCCATGCCCCACACTGCTCGTCAAGAAGTTCTAGACCTCATAGACAAGGTAATGGCTGCAGAGGCTAACCCTGAGGTTGGAGTAATATTAGCGGAGGGAGTCTGGCGTAGGAACAAAGCTAGGGAGATAGGCGAACACGCTGTAGATATATTCACGGGCAAGAGTGAAGACTTTGGAACAATCCTTCGGTTAGTAGAGCAGGTGTCTTCAGAGAACATTTCAACATCAGACAACTTAATCCTTGTAGATAGTGATCTACAGAAATTGATCGGAGAAGCCGTGCAACCAGCAGAGTTTCAATTCACCATCCCCACCGTCGCTCAAGAAATTGATGGGTTAGATCGGGGTCACTTAGGGATTATCTTCGCCAGACCAGAGGTAGGCAAGACATCCTTATGCTCATTCCTCACAGCAAACTACCTCGACAAACACACCGTGGCGTACTTTGCTAACGAGGAACCCGCAGGGCGTGTAAAGATCAGGATAGCTGGCTCTTATCTTAAATCATCTGTAGATGAAATCAATGAAAATTTTGATCAGTCCCTTGAGCGGTGGCTACCTGCAGAAGGTAACCTGCAGATGTTTGACAGCACGGGGGTTGATTTTGAGGAAATTATCCGTTATGTTGAGTTGAATAAACCTGATATTGTCTTCATAGATCAACTGGACAAAGTGAAAATCAAAGGAGATTTTAACCGTGGTGATGAACGTCTTAAAGAAATCTACGTCCAAGCCCGAGAGCTTGCCAAAAAGAATAATTGTTTGGTGTGGGCAGTGTCCCAAGCAAATTATGACGCACACCGTACTCGTACTATTGATTATAGCATGCTTGATAATAGCCGTACTGGAAAGGCTGGAGAGGCTGATGTCATCATCGGAATCGCAAAGACGGAGAACGGCGAGGAAGAAAATGGAATCAGGCGGCTGGCGTTCTCGAAGAATAAAGTGAACGGCTGGCACGGATTTGTAGATGTCCTCTTCGACCAAGAGAGAGCGGTTTTTGCAGCATGAGCGTGTACTGGTTTACTGGTAACACGAAGTCAGGCAAGACAACCCTCGCTCGTAGGCTGTCACAAGGGCAGCATAACACTGTACTACTCGACGGAGATGCTCTACGGGAAGTGTGGCCGGGGTTAGGGTTGGGTAAGGAAGACCGACAAGAACAGTGTCTCAGAGTTGCTAGGCTAGCACAGGTGTTGTCCGAGCAAGGTTTAAATGTGGTAGTAGCAGTGATAGCTCCCTATGAAGACCTACGAAGACGGATAATTAACATATGTGGATGCGCTTTCATTTACGTGAAAGGCGGACTTGACAACAGCGAAGAAACCCCATATGAAGAACCTATATTTCCATGCTTAACAGTACAGGGACTGAATAATGACTGATCTAGGACAAGCTAAAAAGAGCAAGGAACGCTACACTATCAAAGTGGAGTATCCTGCAGGAACAGTGTTTCAATCTGCGGCAGACCTAGAAGACATTTCTGACTTCATCCTTGTAGATTTGAAGGAAGATTTCACGGAACTGGTAGTGAAACCTACAGAGAAAGTGAGGGTTAAGATATGATTGTCCCCCCAAAAGACGAGAGAAAATACTGTGCGAAGAAAGACGCCGTAGTCGATGCGGTTAGGGAGTTGTTTGAAAGTGTAGAAGATCAATCGTGCTGTGTAGTTATTGGTAGCGCGTCAGTTCTTTCACCAGAAGCTCTTCTAAAAGCTCTTAATGATTTGGATAATTAATAGTATGCTAATAGCTGCCCTGCTATTACAAGGGTGCGCTTATGCTGTGTACGCTACCAGTGCAATAGGCACGGGGCACAACCAATACAGATTTATAGCACTTGAAAAAAGAGTTGACTATTTAGAAACAATAATACATAATCCCCCCGATAGAGATATATGGAGTGATTAAATGTTAATTGAGGTAAGATTTACGGACACTGACGCACAGGGCAACGTCAACCACACCGCTATCATTGAGTATATTGCACACGCTCGTGTCACTCTACTTGACGGGATGGTAGATCAGTCAGGATACGATGACCTTGACCACGTATTAGTCTCACTTCAGGTAGATTTCCTACAGAAGATTTACTGGCCGGAAACTGTCCGAATGACAACCAAAGTAATTTCTGTAGGGAACAAGTCTGTCACTACAGAGATACTTGTTTGCAACGGGGAAGAAGAAGTATTAGCGAAAGCAACTTGTGTGAACGTCTTCTTCGCCACCTACTCCGGGCAGACTATGTTAATACCAGACGAGCTT